CTGGCCGCAATGGTCGCCGCGGAAGCTACACCGTCGATGTCATTTGTGCCGATGTGGACAATGATAACATCCGCATCATCGGCCGCGGCCACGGCGTCGTTTATCGGCACCACGCCGTTCAACCAAACAGGACCGCCCGTAAGATAGGCCGCGGCTGAAATGCCGGAATAGGCGTGTTCCAAGTCGCTGGCGAACGCGTTGTCACGCGGGACGGGGATCATCCGTCCCGCCGAAATCAGACGTAAAGCCGTCGCCCAACCGGATGGGTCAAGAGACAGGTAATTGTAGTCCGCTGCATACCCGGAAGACCGGTCGGTAATGGAATCACCCACCGCAAGGAATTTTGTGACCCGACCAAGAACTCCGAGTTTGTCGCGGAACGCCGCGGCGTCCGTGATGCCCGTGCCATTGCCAGAAACAAGAGGAGTTTCTGCGCCTTCGTAATCAACCGTTGTCGGTTCTCCATCTCGGAAAACAAAAGCCTTGTGACCCTTGCTTACTCCTTTGACCACTCCGTCTTCAACAAGGACCAACGATTGATTGTTAATCATGGCTTTAGTCAGGCTAAATTAAAACAAAAAGAGCCCCCCTTCAGAATAGAAAGGGGACTCAAAGCAAATCAACCCACTCGATACCAATTAGTGCCATCCGAAAGGAATCGAGCACTGGTAAGTGTAGCCACTGTATTACTGTTTCCTGCGGCAACAAGAGCACTGCGCATGATGTTAGTAGCATCAGTAGAAGCTTTAGTAACAACGGCATCGGATGCTCCATTTTTGATTACCCAAATGTCGCGAAGCTGGCCTGAAACAGGAGGAAGAGTTGCTGCAACGTTTCCGGTCGTATAAGTCAAATAATTGATTCGTTTGGTCAGAGCAACAGTAGCAGTTGAATTCGTTTGCGAGTCAGTTGGAAGTGGAGCATTCAAACCCAATTCGACGCCGTCGTCAGCAAGCACTGCAGGCTGACCAAAAGAAAAACCAAATGCACGACGACCTTCTTTTAGGCCACGGCGATTGCAGTTGTCCGAGGGATTTCCCGGAAGAATCAAATTCAAGAAACCTTTCATAATTTTATCTAATTGAACCCACTTAGTTAAAAGAAAAACCCCGGCCCGACATGGGCTATCGAACCGGGGTCTTGAGCACTACCGATTAACCAAGAGAACTGCCGTTCATCACGCGACCATCAGGATTCGGGACTGCGAGGTGGCGAATAACCACTCCGAGTTCGATATTCTCCGGACGAGTTCCGCTGGAAAGGACACCACGGAACTGACCAATGCTGCCATCGGGGTTGAGATCCCGGTCATCGTAGTTGGTCCAGCGGAAGGTTCCAGAGTAGTTAACCGCAGGGAACGTTGCAGGGCCAACCGAGGTGATTGGGCGAGGAACCAACGAGCAGCAAACGTCTTGGTGGAAGACGTAAGAGTCTTCCCAAGTGGCGTTAAGCCAGCCGATGTTCGGAACCTTCTTGCGGGTAAGGTCAGAACCGGTCACCACATACTGAGGAATGGAAATCCACGCCTTGAAACCAGCGGTCGTTGCAGTAGCAGCCACGGTAACGGGCAGTCCAGTAGCAAGGCGAACCGAATAGGTCGTAGCGGTAAGGTAACCAGTAACCACATACGAAACTCCTGCAGCAGAAACAATTTGAGTTCCTTTGTAGAACCGAGCAGGAGAATTCGGAACAGCAGCAAGTTCCGTAGTGATCGATGCGCTCAGGGTCAGAACAGCGTCATTTCCACCAGAAGCCACTGCAACAGTGACATACTTGGTTGCTTCGTTCATGAACTCCCAACGATTGGTCTTGTCGTCGATGATGTGGGTGAAACCGTTGTAGTTCCACTTCACACCCATTGGAGCAAGAAGCTTTTCGTTCTGAGCCGAGTAACGGAAGTCTTCGCGGATGTCCGGATCGGCCATAATCAAGCGGCGAGACGAACGCGAGCTGGTAACCAAGCCGTAAACAGGACGGTTTTCAGCCATGCCCATTGCGCCTCTAGCTCCACCATTAAGGTTGAGGTATTCGTAGATTGGGTCCGTAAAACCGTTAGTGAGAATCGAGCTGTCGGTATGAGCGGAACCAGAAGGAACTGGGAACGCCATCGTGTCGTAAGCACTGGTATTCAGGTTGAAGGCCGAATCAAGAACCACCAGCTTATCAGCAACACGAGTGTATTCCCGGCGCTTACGGTCAATCCAAGTTTCACGAGCTTGGTCAGCAAGGGCCTTAACGCAGGCACCCATCTGCTTAACCCGCTCGAACTTGTCGCGCAGCTGGTTGGTGTTCATTGGCGGACCCCAGATGGCCTTGTGCTGCAGATGGTAGCTACGAAGGGTCTGGCCAAACTGAATGGAGTCAGCAGGAGGAATCCCGTCCGTAGTAACATTGGAGTGGTTGGCGGCATTAGGACCACCGGTAATGTCACCAGTAACGTCAGCCCATTCAACTTCGTCAGCATCGCCAGCGATCATTGCGCGGTCGAACTGGAAGGTCTGCTGGGTGCTGGACTTTTCATCTTCCCAGAACTCCTGCTTGTAGAGCGAAATCCACGGCGTGGGTTGCTCCATGAGCTTCTGGTTGATGTCGGTTCCGATGATGGGCGATTGCTCCACGAGGAAGTCTTGAACAGTATAAGCCATAGTATTGGTGCGTTAAGACGCGGTGTAAATTTGAGTTGGTCGGTTCTTTGCCATCACGTATGACGGCGAGCTAAAACGGAGTCTGCAAAAGAGACTCTGAAACGAATTGCTAGAACGGATGACGAACCGAGCGGACGAACCGGGGAAGTTTTCGAACCTGCCCGGTCGGCAAGTTCGCGTGACTTCTAATCCGATTGTCCGCTCTTGTAAAGAGAAATCGAAAACTTAGTTAAACTAACTTGCGAAATCCATTGCCATTGCTTCCATGAAACTCTTCGGGGTGTCACTGGAAACTTCCGTAGGCTTAATCGCGGAGCTTGCAGCAGGACGCCCCTTCACCTCTTTACCTGCCGCTTTGTTAAGCTCGGCCAACTCTCTTCTCAGTGCTGCAATTTGTTTCACCGCATATGGAAGGGCTGTTCCGGCGAAGGCAGCAAACGCCTGATCCTTTGCTCGTGCAGTGGAAAAGTCGATTGAAAGCCCCTTGGCCATCATGTCGCGAAACTCCTTAGTCTCACCATTGTCATCAACAAGGCCGGGAATCGTATCCTTATACTTTTCCCAGATCTCTTTCTGAATAGTTTGCACTGAGGTTCTTTGCTCGGCCAATTGCTTTGCAGTGGCTTCAACTCGGAGTGCCTCTTGTCGCTCTAGTTCTTGTTCTGCATTAGCTAGCAAGCTTTCACGTTTGGCAACAAAGCCATTAAAGTCCTGAATTTGGCGATAAACTTCAGAACGGTCAAAGTCAGAGAACTCGCTTAGGTGTTCCTTGATTAGCTCATTCTGAACTCTTCGGTCGCGTTCCTTGATGATAGCCCGCAAAATAGCAGGCTCCTTTTCATACATTTCAGCCAAGGCGTCACTGCGCTTGAAGGTTTCTGCAGCTGGGTCCAGCACTTCTCGTTTGTAAACGTCGCTGTTTTCCATCTTCAGCTTTGCAGACTGAGAGCTAATCTCTTCAAGTCGTTGCTTTAGTCCTTCGGCTTCTTGAGCTTTTAGTTCAAGGGTTTCAAGCTTGAGCCGGGTTTCTTCCGGCACTACGGCCTCAAACGACTTGGACTTAAACTCTTTTAGCTCAGCCCGAAGCGCTTTGAATTTGTCACCAGCTTTAGCGTCAAGGCCCTTTGCCTGCTCTTCGGTTTCGGCATCAAAGCCCTTTTCGTCGAAGGCATTAACCTTCTCTGCAATCACTGGCTCGTCTTTGGTTTCAGTTCCAAAGAAGTCTTCGTCAATGAGTGGTTCCGACTTTTCTTCCGGAGTGACAACAGTTTCGGCTGGTTTTTGAACCGGATCTGGCGTGACAGCAGGTTTTTCTACTGGTGTTGGAGTAGACCTGATCTTGTCAAAGTCATCGGTAAAGTCGATGTCAGCCATTGCTGCAATCATTCCTTTTCCGGTTGGGTCAGCCCAATTGGTTGCTTCTAGTGTTTCGGCGGTTTCAGTGCTCATGGTATTCAGTGTCTCGTGCTCAGCCATTCACCCGAAGCTTTCTTGGGTTGATGGCAAAATCTTTAGGGACTTCAGTGAAGCCGTGAAGGGCCTCTAGAACGTCGCAAGCCCCACTATGATAGTTGAACGCCATAGCACTTGCCTCAAGCGTTTCTAGACCCCTTTTGGAGCGCCATAGGGCATGAAGAGCCTCACTAATTGCTTTCTTCATTACAGGCGACTCCAGATGACGCGCCAACTCTCGTTTTTCTTCTGCGTTGAATGCGGACATAAATCTTTAGCCAGACTAAATTTGGCTAGCACGCAAGCGACTCATTCGCTCCTGAACCTCGACATCCCGCTCAGCAATTTTGCCCATCGCCTTCTGGGCTTCAATGACCATCTTTTGCTGGCCGGTTTGCTTGATCTCTTCCAGCTTGGCCATGTGCTTCTGCCAGTTCTGCTGCATCTCCTGATCGTGCTTGAGCTGGGAGGAACGCATTTCTTGTTCTAGTTTAGCCATTTCAGGATTTTGGCCTTGCTCTTGTTGCTCGGGATCAAACTTGCCTTCCCTCTTGGCCTTGTTGATCATCTTCATCCCATTTACCACTAGCTCGCCAATTTGCTGAACTCGCTGCTGGTAAGCATTAAGCTCGGGCTGAATGGTTTCGTGGACCACCGTAATCTCAAGAGTGGCAACGCAGTGACGGTAAAGCGGCTCGTGCTCAATCGTCCACTGCATAAGATCAATTTGGCCTTCGTCAACTTCCTTGAGGCCAACTTCCAATTCGTTAATGTGCTTAGGCAGATGTACCATGTGGTCCTGACCTTCCTTGGGCTCCATGTAGTCACCTTCCAGCAACTGGAAGTTTTCGAGAGTGGCAATGGAGTCGTCGTAGGTTTCGCGCTTAAGGTTTGGCTGGCCAGCGTAACGCTCGGCCTTCTCAGGACCAACAAGTTCCACCAAGTAATCAAACTCAAAATTGGACCGACCCACTGCGTCCCAAGTGCTATACATCTGCTGCATTTGGTCCATCAGCATAATCCGACTTGCTCGGCTACCTGTACCAATGATGCGGCTTGCCCTCACTCCCTTTAGATCAATGGAGGAGAAAGCCTGCTCAGGCACTCCACGATCAAGGCAGCGTTGCTTCATTTCCTTGACCCGCTTTGCTGCCAGTCGGTCTTTCTGTGGAACAGTGAATGCACGGCGAACCTTTTCGCGCATGATTTTGTCGTAAGGGCCATAGAACAAGTTAATTGCGAAGCTATTCAGCTTGTTCATGTAGTCCAACTGAGACGACACTTCCAACTTGGTTCGACGGTCTTGCTCTGGCTGGAGCATCATTTGACCAGAAGCTAGCCCACCAGTTGCTCGATTCAGAATTTGACGAGACTCGTTAATCGCCGGGATTAGAGAATTGTTCAGGTTTTGAGCAATTCGCTGTTCAGGAATCCGCATTGTCGGCGGAAGCGCAATGCCTCCACCAAAGTCAATTAGCTGCATGTCCTGAGCATCCTCAGTGGTTGCTGGCTGAACTAGCAACGAAGAGCCAACGCGGGCATTATCAAGCAGCTTGCAATGCATGATGTCCATGGCGCTGCAAAGCTGGTAGATCAAGTAACCCAAGCCACGAACAGTGTAAAGGCGACCACCGTCACCGACCGAAAATGGAAAGATTTGGAAGCACTGGTCAGCCGATTCATAGTGATTCCTAGATCTGAACAAAAAGGTTTCGTTATTGTCAGGAGTTCCCTTGTAGTCAATTCCGTGACGAGCAGAAACGTAATAAGACCATTGGCCCTCAAATTCTTGAACCCAAGTGAAGATCACTTCAATTGGCTCGCACACTGAATCAATGAACAATTCGTTCGACTTGATTTCGCGCTGGATAAGCTCCCAGTTGTCCCAGTCTTTACGATAACGGCCAGCCGTGGAACGAATAGCCTTTCTGATTGCCTGTTCGTCCCATCCCTTGTTTCCAATTTTGCGATAAAGCTGGCTGGCGCTGTATTCACCTAATGCCGTAACAAGCTCAGCCTTAGAAGAAACGATGCCGGTTTTGCGAGGAAACTTGAAATGATCAAGTCCAGCTACCGAATACTGCATGGTTTCTGGGTCATCAAAATAGCCAATAGCCACTCCATGAGTGACGTAAGTATCGGCTAGCTGCAAATGGGTAGGAAGCGAACTATCGTCCGAGCGATCCATTGTGCTAAACTCCTCAGCCATTACTTGGCCCCAAGTAGTTCCGTAATTTTTGTCAATTGATGAATCGAGCGGAATGTCTACTAGCATCCGAGGGGTGGTGTAGATGTCCATGTAGGCAGCTACAGCTTCATTCTTAATTGCTGGCCCCTCGCCAGTGGTAATGTTGAAGCGGTCTGATTGACCTTTGTTCTCAAGCTCTGCCTCATCGTGTGGAGGCAGGAAGTTCATTTGTCCCTGAACCAAACTGCGATTGAACGCGCTGTCACTATCGGCATCTACGAGAGTGTCGTAAATTGTTCTAGCAGCTTCCGGCGAAGAAAGCCGCTCCTCCGGTGCTTCCAGATTATCATCCAACCCTTTAAGGTCAGTGAGTGCTTGTTCTGATTCAGAAAAAATAAACATTTTTTAGCCAGGCTAAATGAACTTACATCGAATGCGCTTCAATCGGAATGACATTGATAACCGCAATCATTGCAGTTGATCCATTGTTTCCTGTAGAAACGACCTGAATTTCATTGATTGAGCCCACGTTTGTTCCAGTGGCTTCGCCAGCTGCGCTCAAATCCAAGTCAGTTGAAACAAAGTTGTTCCAGTTGGTTCCGTCAAACCATTGAGCTTTAAAAGAGGTAAGTCCGCCGACAGTTCCTCGCAAAGCAATTGTAAATTGCCGTCCTCGTGGCACTGGGACAAGCTGAGAAGCTGCAGTGGCTCCAATAGTGATAATTCCTGATGGCATTTCGGGAGTTGCTCACAGGTAGGCATGAATGTCAAGCCAACCTTCTGGTCTGTTTTCTATCGTCGCATACGTCGTCCACAAACAGTGTTTACCATTTTCTTGAGACGACTTTTTGCCCAACCTGAATTAGCTAGTTTAGCCACACTCCGAACTTCCTCACTTCGAAGATGCCCCAAGCTAACAGCCCTTTCAATTACAAGCAAGGCCGCATCAACAAGGTCAGGAGATCGCTTTAGTCGCTTTTTAGCTTCTTCCTTACTTTCAACACGAAGTAATCGACCTTCTTTGGCGTGATACTCACGATCAACCAGCTCAGCCATCATTTCCTTGCTAATCCCGCTGATCTGATTGGCCCGAATAAATTCCTTAGGCTGAATCCAAAGCTCTGAGTTCTTGTTGTAGAAACCAACATCCTCATTTCGAAAAACCACTGTTCGATCTGACGCCTTTCCTTGGAAGTTCACCTTCATTACAGCAGGACTCCACTCCATGTCCACAATGTGACCGAACGGTGTGCCTGCTCCAGTGTTATCCAAAGCAGCGTGAATGGGTTTAACGCCCCAGTCTTCACAAGATTCACGCCATTGACGGGCGATTTGATGAGACAGCGCCACTGTCTTGTCCTGTACGTCTTCCGTTAAAGTTTGGAAATGGCAGAAATGCAGGTGAGTCCGACCCTCCACTTTTCCTAGCTTCGCAAACGCTACGCATGATCGGTCCCCATTTCGGCTAAAAGACGGATCAAGGCCCGACAACGTAATTGGGTGCGAATCCCACCTAGGCTCCTGTTCATCCAAAGCACAGCCATTCATTAGCTCTACTTCAGAGTAAATTGAATTGGTCGCACCTTCTGGACACCAGAAAGCTTTAACAAATCGATAGTAGCCTCTGGACTTAGTGCCACCACGAGTTTCGGCAATTCGATTGCAGTAAGCTTGATCTGGTTGCCAGTGGAAAAGCTCTCCTCCCTCGTCCTTAATCCGTGGAGAGTTTTCAGCATTCAATCGAACGCACTTTCCATACTTCGTTCGCCATTCCTCGTCGTCTTCCGTAATGGACTTCCATCCATGCAACGGCTCTGCCAAGTCCCCAAACGGATCTGTCAGCTTATCCGGGTTGGCCATGCCAGTGAAATTGAGGCGATCATTTGAGGTCATGTTCTCAAAAGCCGTCTTCAAGATGCCGTCTCCCAGCTCGTTAAACTCATCCGCCGCAATGATGACGTTCGGGTTCTTAATCCCCAGCAAGTCCTTGCACGCTTGCTCAGCATCAGAATTACCAGCAGCCATCAAAATGATGCCCGAATTCCGCCACAGCAAACCATTCTGGTTCACCCCCTTAATGTAGCCGTCCGAATCAATGAGCTTACCCGGACACCCCATCTCAATGGCTTGCCCCCAAAGCTGCGTAATCGACTTCCAAATACGCATCCGTGCCGCCTGCTTGGTCGTAGACATCACCAAGAAGTAAGTTTCGGTGGGCCTCGCCCAATAATCCATCAACCCACACAAAGCAATGCCGTCCGACTTGCCAGAACTAGAACACCCAGCAAGAGCTAAAAATCGCTTTTTCTCCCACCCACCAATGTAAGAACGAATGATTAGTTCAGTCCACCTGTTCCAAACCACCCGCCTAATCGACCCCTCACAGTTGAACGCCAAATCCACCGCAGCTTTGAAATTGGCAAATCTCTGCTCAGGCGTCCTAGGAACACCATTGGCCTCACTTGCTTGCGAATAAAGCCACAAGTTAGCAGCAATTTCAGAAGTTCCAGCCGGAAACTCAAAACCGTCAACTGTCATACCAAACCCTGACCCTCCAAGTAAGAACGCACCATGTTCCGAGCATTCTGTTTTTCCATTTCATCCTCAAGTTTTGCCATCCTGATTTTTTCTTCAGCGCTAGGTGCCTCCAACGCTCGACGCTGATCCTCGTTAATACGATTGGTTTCTTCCTGTCGAGCTTTTCTCTTCATCCTCAATTCCTGAAACTTACGGTCGGTATTCAATTCCTGATCTTCCACATCTTGAAACTGCTCAGCCGTTTCCAAATTTACCTCCTGAAGAGCATTCAACATAGAAGGCAATCTGGTCACACCTTGCTGAAACGCATCAACTTCATCCATACCCTCCAAGGATGCCTTAACCTCCTCCCGATAATCATCATCCGTCAAGGTTCTGGCCAAATCCACCCCCTGCAAAGCAACCGTCGCCAAACCAGCACCTCTCCCTGCTTTAGTCGCAAGTCCCGCCGCACCCTTCATCCTCAACAAGGAAGCTAACCCAGAACCAAAAGCAACAGTAGACAATCCCGATTCGCCAAATTCACCAGCCTCCGTTAGCGCCTCAACCACCCCCTTGTCCTCAACCTCCTCTTCCGAAAAATCAGGCTGCTGAAGGGCAATTTTTGCCAACCCCTTCTTTGTCGGCTCCTTACTTAATCGAACCCCCATTGGAACACTCGGATTTTTCTGAACCCGAAGAGCCTCTTCTAGCACTTTCTTCCCAAGCTTTACCGGCACCTTTGGCATAAGGCTAAATACACCACCACCCCCCAACCCCCCAATCATTATTTTCTCCCCTTTAATTTAATTTTCCCATGGAGAATTTAATTTTCCCACGAGGATGCACCAAAATTAATTTTTTCCATGGAGATGCCATGACTGTCCCCTTGTAGCTGTGAGTGGATTGGCGGTGTCTAGGTAGACCCGTCGCCCCTCTCAGTGAACAAGAAACAACGTAGATGACCATGCAAACGAACACAGTAAGCGTAGCACTTAGAATCAAAGAGAATGCAGCCGCCTTAGCAGACCTTGAGTCGATGCGGGCTTGGCTGATGACAAGACCCCCAATGCCCAACGTCCCAGCAGGTGCAGGTAGCGGGATTGGGCCAGCACATCGGGCATGGGAAGAAGTTAACGCTTCTATCGCCAGCCTAATCTACACTGACCTTATTGAGGGTCAGCGGTGGAATGGGTGAGCTTACCTCAAGACCTCGGCACGTCGTTAAACTGCCGCCCTCGCTGGGTGGACACCACTCAGCTCATCGGGGATTCTGATGACGCACACCTGCTGCGAACCAATGCAGGCTCTACACGTATGAACGCAGTTAGCCAAGCTAATGAGCTTCCAAAGCTCGCAAAGCAGTTGATCGGTTACAAGCCACACTCGCGGATAATGCCGCGCTGTGAGGCTGTGAAGCTATGGAGGGAGCTAAAGGCTCTTGGTTACGAGCGGGAAGGCGAGGACGTTGACCTCGTAAAGCTGGAAGGCATGGTGGAGCACTGCTTCACTTTCAGTTCCATGGGCTCACGCACACGGATTGGATGGAGCTACTTCAACTACGCCGATCACGGTTGTGACGAGGACTTCGATCCCAAGCAAGAAGGGGTGGATGACTGCTCAGACATCGACTTCAAGGAGGTGGCAGCATGAGCATCGACCTTAGTCTTGCCAGCCTCCTGGCCTTTGGTGTCTGTGTCCTCTACATCCTCCTCCTTGTATTCACATGATGGATAACGGATGGGTGGAGCGGATGCTCCTCATTGCAGAAAAGAGCCCTCAGCAGGTTGCTGGGGGCTTCTTCGTTCAGGGTGCGCTGGTCACCTCTAAGACTAGTAACCGACGCGCTGTAGTGGCGTCTAGCGGCCCAATATGGACCACTCTCCAATTCCGGGATGGGGCAACGTCCACTCAACCAACTTCCCGGATTGTTTCCAACTACCAAATCGTATGACATACCTCATCGCATTAGCCCTCCACCTCGGTGGACTCGCCCTCGGACTCCGCCACATCCAGCTGCGCACCCCCAAGCGCTGGACACTGGGCCAAACCAAGGACATCCACCTCAACTCCAACCATAGGGTCCACTGGATTCCTATGGACTAGGCTTGAGCATGAGCCTTCACCCTAACCGGTGAGGGCTCTTCTCAGGTCTGGACCAAACACCAGCCTGTTTCCTCTCCTGATTGCCGCCGCCTTGTTTCCTCCATCAATTATCAATGGGGGAAGACCGGCTCTGGGTGATTACTTCTTCAATGACCTGAAGGAGCCTCCACAACCGCAACGGATCTAACCTCCATTGCATGACACACAAAAAGCGGCCTCAGATACCAGTGTTCAGCTTGGCGTGCTTCTTGAGATTGAGGTAAGCCCAGAGCGGACGGAGGTTGCTGTAGTGCCAGCACTTCGCAATCTCATCCTCCTTAGTGTGATCGAAAATGGAAACCGGTAGAATATGGTCGATGTGCCACTGGTCCCTGTTGTGCCATCCCATCCCTTCTGTGAATAGAGACTCGAAGTGATCCCTTAAGGCATCCATGCTGCATCCAAGGTAAGCTTCCATCTTCTTGCTTCGCTTGGCTCCCCTCAGAGCGGCGCTCATTCGCTGGTGTAAACGCAGGGCTATTACGGAGCTTTTATCACAATGAATGCACCTACCGGCTCCAAGGAAAGCATACTCAGACCTCTTCCTCATCCTCTTGCA